AATATTGCAAACCTTAATTAAAGTAAGAAGACGGTTAAGATGCCATTTTTGGCATTCAAATGGTATATTTAAAGCAATCATCCAATAATAGATAAGCTCCGCCGTAATTTGCTCTCTGCTTGTTTTTACGATTTTATCATCTGAAAAATAAGTTGCCGTCATTGGAGCTTCTATATACTTGTTAATCTCTTCAATGTTTTCATTTGTAAGATAATTATAAACTTCTGGATCCACGTTTTGCGTGATTGTCATACATTTTATATAATCCAAAGTTTCTTCAAAAGTTTTTTCTTGTTTGGATAAAAACGGTTTACACCATTTAGATTCCCATTTTGAAAGAGAGACGAGGGAATGCTCCAGTTGCAATGTCTGTTCTTTTGTGGTAACGAATTCCTGTTTCCGCTCGTCCCATTGCTCAACGGCTGGTGTCGTAATTTGAAGCATTCCTCACCCTCCCGATATTTTACTGATTAGCTCCAGAAATCGAAGTAATAGTTGTCTTACTTACATCTGCCGGAATAATGCCATTCACAAACTTAGCCGCAGCATCGGCATCTGTGGCTAATTCCATGAACAGTTTAGAGTATGCCTCAGTCTGAGAAAATGCCGTCGAGATCTCATCTGATTTGATAAACCTCTTACCATCCGGGCTCTTTTCTCCATACGCTTTAAGTATCAGCTCTTTGAAAATCTTAATAATTGCAGGGGCGTCCTGAGCAGCAACAATCTTCTGGATCGTTTCGGCCAAACCGCCGGCGGTACTCATTTCCATTTCCATGATCTCAGCCTTGGAAAGATTAAAGTAGAAGTCTTCAGTCCGCTCGGAACCGTTATAATCGGTATAAGTAATGGTTTTTTTCAACATAATAAATTTTCTCCTTTCGATAAATAGAAATAGGGGGGGGGCAGCTATTGAGGACTCCCCCCATTCTAATAAAGTTGTTTAACCTGCGACAGCGGATATTTAAGACAAGTCCTCGGAAGTTGTGAAATTCTTGACTACCGGTGCAAGAGACTGGCCGTAGATGTCGACTACACCGCCGACTGTGACCAGATAAACGGTGCTGCCGGTGAAGTCATCCGTCGGGTTGAAGGTAAGAACTTTTCCGGCGGCATCCCATATCTTAGCGCCTGGGACGATTGTGCCGTCAGCTTCCGTGACAATAATGGCTTCGCGCAGAATCTTGTTATTAAACGTAAGCACTATGTTGGAGTCAAGAGCAACGTCTTCTTCATCGTCATCTGGAGAAAATGAAGACAACGCCAACGCATCTGGAGCAGACGCCTCTAACAGAACAGCAATTTCGTCAGGCAAAGGAAGCCTGGCCTCAGTTTCAGTGTCTCCATACAGAATGGCTTCTAGAGCAGTCAACTTAGTTTCATCGACCTTAGTAGAGTCGATCGTAATAGAAGCAGTTGGTTTAAATCCTGTTACAGAAACAGGAGTTGTAGTAATTTCCCAAGAGAAAGTGATAGCTTCTGGGCTATCGTTAATAGTGGAATAACCCTTTTCCGAAGGGGCAGCCAAAGCACCATAAATAAGATGTAGTTTGTATCCGTAGTCGGTACCATCAACATCGTTACCAAGTGCGGTCTTATAAGAGAGACCAAAGACCTTGCGGTTCTGCTGTCCGATCATGACGCCAGGAGCGATTTCGGCAGATCCATCACACTGAGCAAATTCATCAGGATAGGTATAAGCTTCGATAGTGGCACCGAACTCCTCGGCAGAAAGGAGATTAAGATACTTGATATTATCAGCGTATATAGGCGTTGGCTCAGCGCCGGAAGGACTTTCGGTAACGGATATAAGACCATTCCAGGCAACACCATCAGAATATGTGCCGTCTTCCCCCCGAATATAGAGAACGCCCTGATTTACACCAGTTTCGTAAAAACGTTCACCAGTCTGATCCCAAACAAGTTTAGACATATTTGTATCCTCCTTTTTTAAAATTGTAGAATGAAAACGTCATGGTTGAGGTTATCCGATTCGAAATGTCGATTAAAACGACAGGAGGGTAAAGACGCAACTTTACCAACAATAGGACTATCAGGATCCTCATCGATGACGGTTACAGAATATTTTCTTTGAGATAAATAAACCCCGTCATTTGCAAATGTGTTCTCGATATCTTCGAGACCGTAAACAATGGCGGGGTATTTCATTTTAACTGACTCAGGGGGTTGAAAATACACATTTCGACTTCCGAGTAATTCCTCTAGCAAAGTCTGTAGTTCTAGCCTACTGGGCATTATATACACCCCCTATAGTCAGTATTAGTCTAGGGTACTGAACTTCGACATTTGTAATCTTCCATTTAGCACCCATAAACTCAACGTAGCGCATCGAATGAAAATTCTCATTGGCAAACGGATCGGCTACAATGCTGATCTCATTTGCAACATTGATGTTGTCGTTGAGTTGGTCAGTGGTCTGAAGTCTACGAGTATTTCGGACAAGTTCACCGTAATACATTTTCTCGGTAATCTGCTCCTCCCACACTCCTGGCTTTGTTTCCACCGTTTCAGCGTAGCCGATTACTCCGTAAAATTTAGCCATTTTGAATTCTCTCCTTTGCTAATTAACCTTCGGCTGTATACTCTTTAGACTTCAATGTTGTTAGAACCGCTGTGGATGCAGTCGTAGTGTCCGCCTTCACATATGTCATAGTTCCAACATTAGAAGATATTGAATAACTGGTCGGTAAATACTCGGTTGTACCGTCAAGAATTACTGCGCCCTTAAGGAACAGGTTCCATAGATCATCTGCTGAGATTTTAACAGTTTTGTCGGGGTCTGCGTATGCATATGGGTCGTCCGCCTTAGCGTAAATGTATGTCTTTCTAACATGCAAATCTTCATATCTCTCATAAACCTTAGACATGTTTACATCCTCCTTATTAAATAAATGTTAGTTGGTTAAATAGATTTTTAACCTTGGGCCGCTTGCTCGACTGTGAGTTCCAATGCGATAGCAGAGTAAGGCTTAATCAAAGCACCAGAGCAGCGAGTCTCAATAAGATATTTTTGAGCATTGTAGTCGATATCGAAATCATCGAACATGTTAACAGCTCCGCCTTTATCAGCACCAATATTATAATCGGTCAAGTTGACGATAATACCCATAAGATTATATGTAGTACCGTTGTCGACTCTGCTGAGATTTTCCATTACTGGAACAGTTACGATTTCCTTAACGCGAAGAGCAGTAGCAAGCTTCGAAACAGAATCGTAAATAATGCGACCTGTGGTGTCTTCCATAAGCAGACAATCGGTAAGAACATCCTCAGTGGTATATAGGGTAGGTTCGCCGGAACCCTTGTAGTTCTTGCGGGATTTAATGGCTGCGCGGATAAAAGCCTTAGCCTTCTCGTCAGCTGTAGCATTAGCAGCAACAGTTACAGGAGTTTTGATAGTATACAGATCATCATCCTTCCAAATAGGACGAATGTTTTGCTCGTTGATCTTATCGTCGGAAGAACTCAGACGACCGTCCCCAACCAGAGCAGCTCTGGCAATTTCCTCATCCAACATTACACGCATCTCAGATTTGAGCCAAGCTACAACATCGAAATCTACGATATCCACAACGTCGTCACGATCTAGTTTCTGTTTCTTATAGATAGTAGTTGGGGTGGTAGTACGCTTAAGCAGAGAGAAAACTTCATCCTTCTTTAGATTACCTTTGAGGTAGCCCTTCGCGCGAGCATCTTCCTCTGTAATATCCGCGAAGATAGATTTAATTCTGGAGAACGGAGTGTGGTGTACAGATTTCATAACCTTCTGAACCCAACCCATATCCCTTTGGATAAACTGAGGGGTGTTAGTAACATTCTTAGCATCAGGGAACAGGTAATCGATGTTTTCGATACCATGAGCGAGAACAGCATCTCTAAGACTACCGTAACGCTTAACATCGGAGAAGATGGCCTCCACATCGGAATGGCTCAGAACATCCATCTGAGTAGTATCTTCTTTATCAAACACGTTGTGTTTCATAACTTTATTTCCTCCTTTAGAATCGTCATCATTGTTGTTATCTTCGAGCTCTTCTTTTTCCTCAAGAGCCTGTCCGATCATAGCATAGACTACCGTTTTCTGTTTCTCAGTAAGAGTTTCGAATACGTCGGCAACGGTTTCCTCGTTTCTTTCTTCTTTCTTTTCCACGGGTTTTTCCTCCTCCTTCTTCTTCTCTGCGTGATACATCGAAATGTTTTCACCCGTATAGATAATAGCCTCTTCATCGGAATACTCTCCGTGACGAATGATATTATCAATAAACGCTTCAGGGTTTGCACCGGCGAGAACAAGACTTACTTCGCGAATTGCGCCGTGAAGTACATTGGGACCCTGCTGTTTTAATTGATTAGCGTATATGGATAGAGCAGATACATCGCCGTGTTCAACTAAAAGTTTTGCGTTCTTCCCGGATTCTGTTTCGTTGAACTTGCAATAGGCATAAACTCCTTCTTCACGATTCTCAAGCATAGCATGCCCAAGAATGTTAAGAGGATCGTTGTGCTGGTGATTCCATACAAGAGGAACCGTCTGCCCGTCATTATGCTTAAATGCATCTTTCATGATAACTCTTCCGTCAGAGCATCTGAGATTATTTCGGGTAGCCCAGCCACTGAAATCAAATGTCTTCATTTTGAATTTTTCTCCTTTCTAAATTAATCTGTCCATTCGAACGTCCATTGTGTTACAGACTCAGCTGAGAATTTATAACCTTCATCTGGAGTAGCTGTAACTATTACTTCTACATCTTTCGTTATAGGTTCTTGTGGACCGGCTACTAATGCGGTGTCTCCTATTTTATAAATTACTCCTTCTACATCCGGTATAGTTATCACTCCGGATGTATCATTAAATGTCGGAGCAACGGTCGTTACTTCTATGTCAGACCATTCGAACGTCCATTCTACTATGGAATCCTTATCAAATTTATAACCCTGATCCGCTACAACGGTAACAACAACTTCCGTGTCTTTAGCTATTGGATCTTGTGAACCGGATTGCACAACTGTATCGTCTATTTTATAAATGCATCCGGTTTCCGAAGGAATTGTTATAACTCCGGTAGAATCGTTAAAAGTAGGCTCAGCAGGTGTTACTTCTATTCTTGTGTCGAATTCCCACACAAATACGGATTCTGGATCAAATACGTATCCCTCGTCCGGTTTGGCTGTAATCGTAACACTTTCGACGCCAATTTCTAATGCTGTTTGAGCACCGGGAACCAGAGCAATCTCTGAAGAACCCTTAAAATACAACACTCCGTCTTGATCTGGTATAGTTATAACTCTTGTACCTTCATTATAAGTTGGAGATAATGGAAATACTTCGCCATCTTCTGAAGAAAAGACATGAGCTTCAGTTTCATCATAAACAATAACATTGTATTCGTTTGTCTCTGGATTTTTTGATAGTTTGACCGGTTTGTAAAGATTGCAGCCATCGTCGATTATCAAGCCTTTTTCGAATAGGTTTTTAAGTTCCTTTTTAGACACTAAATCTTTAGGGGTCATGTCTTTTGAAAAATACAATAAATTAGTATCCAACGACGCATATATAATTGTATTTTTAACAAATTTTTCGTGATAATTAGCATAAACTTCGTTTCTCATATTATTAACAACCTCCCTTTATTTTTTATTTGCCATCTCGATCTTTTCTCCAGTCGCATCATTTGATGGGTCGGTTTGATCATCCTTAGGTTGACTTAGATTCTTATTCCTGAGTTCGTCTGCTTTCGGGTCATCCGATGGCTTCATTCCAATGATCTGTCTAATTTCGTTCGACGTCATTATCTCGTTTCGAGTAAACTTGTCAGCAATTTCTGAAATTTCATTAACTGGAACAAGTTTGAACGGGTCTCTGAAGAATGAAATCGACTGCAATTGTGATCGAGCGGTTTTAGTTAGAAACTTTCGTTTCATTTCGTCAACAATAGCCGAGAGAATAGGTTCAATTGTTCGGTTGTAATAATTGAGCATTGTTTTATCGTCAGCCGTACCATCTAAGATGCTTTGAGTG